TCGCCTGCGGCAGCGGTGCTGATGGCAACCGCGGCGCCGCCGGCCCAGAGCATTCGATATTTGAGCGCCCAGCCGGCGCTGGCTGGGTAGGCCGGCAGATCAGCCTCCCAGGAAACCGAGTCCCCGGCGCGAAACGTGGTGGGTGCAGTAATGGCCGCGATGGTGGCGGCGCGGCGGCGACATGACTACCGGAAGAATGTCGCGTCAGCGCAAGCGCTTGAGCCGCTGGGCATGGCGCACGCTGACGCCGAGCTTGGCGGCAAGCGTCTGACTGTCAAGGTCGGCGTCGAGCTGGGCGAGCAGTTCGAGCCGCGCGCGCTTGCGGCTGACGGCATTGACATATAAGGTGCTGGCGCCGAAGCGCAGTCCGGCCAGCAGGGTAAAGCGGTCCCAAACTTCCGGCGGCACGTCGGATATTTCGCGCCGGGCGATGTCGATCAGGTCGCGCAGGTTGTCAGTGTTGGCCATGACGCTGCAGGCGGCGGTCGCGGATCATGGCGGCGAGGCGGGTTTGCGCCAGGCTTGGCAGTTCGATGGCGACCGCCGTCTCGCCAGCGCCGACTTTTTCGGCTTCCTCATCCTCCTGTTCCGGTGCAGACGTCTCCACGGGATCAACTGGCAGCAGCGCGCCCTGGCGCAACCGCAGTTCGGCGATGTCCCATTGCGCCGGGCGGCGCAGGTGCAGGCGCAGGTGGCGCGAGAGCCAAAGACAAACAACCGTACAGTCGAGACCCTCCTGGCGGCGGTCGGTGCGCGCCTTCCAGGTGCGCCGCTTGGGGTTGTTGCGGCTGGGTACCTTGATTTCAGAGAGCAACTGCTCGTAAAAATCGGCGCGCACATCCTGATACCAGTGCATGCGGCCTGGGCCGTTGCCGGCCAGGCGCACGCGCCCGCCTTCCTGCGCCCAGCCGAGGACCAGGTCCTTGGCCTTGGCCGCGCCAATGATGTGAATTAGCACCCCATATCTGCTCGCCTTCGTGCTGCGATGGTTCGGGTCGATGGGTTTGGGCGGGGTCCATATCTCAATACGGCCTTCGGCATCGGACGCACCTTTGGTGGCCACCACCGGGCGGCCGGGGCGATTGTGTCTGCGCACAAAGCTGTAAGCAGCATCGGAGGTCTGTCCGTCGCCGCAGTCGATACCGCAGGCGGCGAGCGGCAGTTGCGCGCCGCTGGCGTGCGTGACGCTGCGGGCGAGCAGCTGCTCAAGCTCGATCCAGGCGCCGGCATGGGCAACGACGGTCTGGCCGTATAGCTCGCCCCAGTACGCCAGCCACATTTCCTCGCCGCGGCCGACGACCCAGACGGTGACGGCGAGGCGATCGTGCTGCACGTCGACGCCGACAATCGGCATCAGCCCGCCGGCGGGCACGTGCCATTCGAGGTAGGCTTCGGCGCGCTGGCGAAGTTCGTCTTCTTCGGGCAGTTCGCCGGAGTACTCCCAACAGATGCCGCGCGTGGCGTTCCAGAAGGCGACCATCTCGGTGGGGTCGCCGTGGTCCATCAGGTGCTGGGCGCGCAGGAATTTCTCGGCGAGCACGGCGATGCGCGAGCCATCGAAGACGCTCTGCAGCTCGTTGAGGAAGAAGCCGGGGTCGGCGGCCTCGGCGGTCGGTTCCCAGCCGTAGAGTGGAGCCACGCGCGCCGCGGCGCGGATGTTGGCGATGCGCTCGTCGTCGCTCCACTGCCCGCCGCAGTGCGGGCATGAATAGTAGGCGTCTTCGTGGCGGGCGCGGCCATACACTTCGCGCTCCGGCCGGCGGGCATCGAGGTCGGGCGCGGCCAGCTCTTCGGGCGTGAGGTTGAGGCCGGGGATGGTGACGTGCGCCCATTCGACCTCATGGCGATCGCCGCAGTGATGGCAGGCGACCAGGAAGCGGCGCTGGTCGGTGGTGCGCATTTCCTTTTCGACTTCGCTGGCGCCCTTGGCGGTGGGCGTGCCGCCGATCAGCTCGAAGTTGTCGCGGATCGCCTTGCCGCGCTCGCGCAACAGCGCGATCGAGTTGCCCTGGCCCTTGACGTCCTTGTTCGAATCGTCCGGCTCTTCGACATAGCGCACCTTGGCGCTGGTCGATTTCACGTCGGCGGGCGAGTTGGAGGCGACGAACTTGAGCAGCCCGCCTGGGTAGTGCTTGCGCGTGGCGCTGTTGCCATCGCTGCGGCTCTTCAGCCGGATGCTCTTCGCCAGCACCGGAGTGGCGCGCACCATCGGCGCGAACTTCTCGGCGTCGAAATCCTTGGCCGACTTCTCGCGAGGGAACATCGCCACCTGCACGCAGGGCTTCCAGTGGGTGTAATAGCCCATCATCGTGCAGACCACGCCGCCGGTCCAGGCGATCTGCGCCGGCTTCTGCGCCACCACGCGGCTCACGCCTTTCTGCCCGCAGGCCGCCAGCACGCCGCGCAGCACCGGGATGTTGTCGAGATCGAACTTGCCGGCGTAGTCGGGGTTCTCTTCTGACGATAGGCGGCGATACTTCTCGACCCACTCGATCGGGGAGAGGGGCGGGCGCGGGCGCAGATACGAACGGACGCGGCCCAGCATGGCGTCGAGCGCCTGCGTGGCCCAGGTCTCGACGTCATCAGCCAGCGCCGCCGGGTTCAAGCGCCATCCTCCTCATCGACATCGTCGGCATGCGCCCAGTCGGCCAGCCGGTGCAGGAAGGCTTCAAGCTCGGCCTGCAGCATGTCTTCACGGCCTGGCACGTCGCTCGGCAGTTCGCGCGCCAGGCGGTAGCGCGCATCGAGGAAGTTCTCGCGCGCGAAGATATGCGCGGCCCGCAGCTTCGGCTCCAACTGGTCGGCCTGAATCAGCTGCCCGCGCCGCTCGGCGTTCTCCATTTCGATCTTGTCGGCCTGCACCCGCGCCAAGCGATCCTGCGGCCGCTCGTTCTGGACCTTCCTGACCTCGCGCTCGACCAGCCAGTTGATGCAGGTCTCGGAGTCGTATTCGCTCGGCACCCCCGGCCCGCCGCGCGCCGCCACCGGGAAGCCTTGCTCCTGCCACTCGACCACCGTCTTCGGCGCCACGCCGAACACTGCAGCAATCTGCTCCTGGCCGATAATGCGCACGACTTACTTACCCCCCTGACACTCAGAAAACTGGCGAATTCCCGAGGTCCTTTGGCGCCGTGTGGGTTTTGGCTGGGAAGGACCCGTGAAGACATGCGCAGACGTCTTCACTTGACGTACCCCTTCATCACGGCCCGTAGCTCGCGCTTAAAGTTGGCATCAAATCGCTTGAGCATGACCTCACGCACCACGCTGTTGATGCGCCTGGTGTTGAACATCTGCGGCACGTCAATCGAGGTCACCGTCTTGATCGGCATGCGATCCTTACCAGTGCGAAGAAAGACCGCACGGCCACCCGTCCTGCGATTGGTCGCCACGAACATGCCTGGGATAGTCTTCCTTCCACCGGTACGCTTGACCTGGAACTTCACCTGCCCGAGCTTTCCTTTCTTGGTCCGCTTCGGGATCGTGGTGACAAAGTGAATCAGGTTCATGCCGCGCCCTTTGGTCTTGCGCCCGGCCTGCAGGATTGCCTGAAACTTAACCTCGCGGCCATTACTGCGGGCGCGCTTGACCAGCAACCGATCCTTGACCTGGCCGATAGTTACTCGAAACTCTTTCGCGATTGTTCGTGCCATCGCCGTCTTGCCTTGCTCGGCCGCTGCATTGAGCGATCGCACCATGACCTTGTCGGCAACCTGACCGCCCAAACGCTCCATCGCTTTAGCGACCTGCGGAAAGTTGTTGCGAATATTGATCTTGATCATGCTGCTTTCCTTTCCGCGTTGATGCGCGACTCGGCGGCGCGGCACAGGGCCGTCATGCGCTCAAGGCCGCTCATGTCTTCAAGCCAGGCTTGCCAGCAGGCGAGGATCTCCGGATCGCCGGCATCGAGGGCGGCGCGGATCGCGGCCGAGATCTCCGCCTGATCCGTCTCTGACCAACCCTCCCAGACCGCGGCGACCTTGAAGCATCGGCGCATGCGTGCGGTTTCCGCGGGGCTCATGTTCCTAACCTCGGAGAGGTTGGGCAGAGGTTGGGAAGCCGGAAACCCTGATGGCACGGTCTTGTTCCTAACCTTCCTAACCTTCCTAACGTTAAATGAGGCAGGGGAGCGCGCGCACGCGCGTCCGCGCGCCCCCGTGCATACGCATGCACACGCGCCTGTACGCGCGGGGAGGAACAGGTTCGGAAGGTTAGGAAGGTTAGGAAGAAGCCCATCTGGTGCGGGTTTGCAGGTTCCCAACCTGTTCCCAACCTTCCGGACCTTGTTGGCTTAAAAATCGACATCGTCGACCTCCAAACCATGCTGCGCAGACACGCCAGTCTTCGACGACGCCTCGTTCTTGACGGGAGGCTTGTACCAGTACCGGATCATGCCGTTGCGTTTTTCGATGCGCGTGCAGCCCAGCTTGCGCAGGGCAATGCCGAGGCGGGTCTGCAGGTCGCGCGTGAGTTTCGAGGCGTCGAGCTTGAGGCAATCGGCCGCCACGTCATAGATCGAGAAGTCGGCAATGCGGCCCCACACCCAGTCATGCACCGCATCGACCAGGCTGTCCTGTTGCTCGACCTTGAGCTGCTCGGGATCGAACAGCGTGCGCTGCTCCTCCGCCGAGGGATGGCAGGGCACGCCGGCCTCGACCAACACCCGCGCCTCGGCATACAGCTGGTCGAGCACATCGCGCAGGCCGTCGAGATTGAACTCGCCATGACACTCCACCGGCCAGAAACGTCGGCCGCCGGTCGGGTCCTTGTTCCACTCGAATTCGTTGGTGCTGCCGCCGAACACCAGCTGCCGCGGCGCCTTGATCTCGCGCCGGCCATAGACCGGGCGATACTCGTCGATCGTGCGCGACAGGAAGCTCTTCTGCCGCTTCTCTTCACTGCGCGCCAGGGCGCCCAGTTCGGCGATCTCATACACCCACTTGCCGCGCAGGGCAGACATCGAATCCTTGTGCGACAGATCGAGGTCTGTGTCGCCAAACCAGTCGCGACCGAGGATACGCAGCGCCGTGCTCTTGCCCTTGCCCTGCGGCCCTTCCAGCACCAGACAATAGTCGAACTTGCAGCCCGGCTGCAGCACGCGCTTGACCGCGCCCATCAGCCACCACTTGGCCACGCGCATCGAGTATTCCGCGCGCGCCACGCCGAGATAATCTTCCAGCCACATCTCGAGGCGCGGCGTGCCATCCCACGTCAGGCTGGCGAGGTATTCGCGCACCGGATGGAAGGCATTGGCCCGGCCGAGCACCTCGACCGCCTCGGCGACCAGATCGGAAGATGGCGTGAAGGTCCAGTCGGGATTCAGCTGCGCCAGCCACATGGCCGTGCGCGAATCATCTGTCGAATCCCACTCGCCGACCGTGCCGCCATCGTAGGGCGGCGGCTTGCGCTTGACGATGCACAGGGCGAATTCGTCATACCCCACCACCTCAGACCACTCCGGCCGGTGCGCTAGGATCTGATACACGTTCGACAGGCAATTCTTCAGGCCGTCACGGCCCCAGATCAGGCCGGGGATATGCGGTCCCTTTTTCTCTTTGCCCGCGCCAGCCTTGGTAGGGGTAGAAATGGGATCGGCTGTCACGCGCTCGACCAACTGCGTGCGCACATGGGCCGCCAGGTCCGCCCCGCGCAGACCTTCCTCAATCGCATCGGCCACATCCCAGCCGTCCGGCTTCTCGCCGGGCGCCTCGATGGTCATGTCCCACCAGCGCCCGCCCTGTGCCAGCACAACCTCGCCGATCTTGGCCATGGCCATCACGCCAGGCTGCTTCTCTGGCGGCAATAGCGGCTTCGAATCCTCGGCCACCTTGGCTTCGCGTTCTTCCTTCGTCAAGCGTTCGCGCTTCGCATCGCAATCCGCCCATCCGCCCGCCTTGCGGCCGGCCAGCGGGCTCCAGTCTGCCTTACCGACGGCCTTGCCGCCTCCTGGCCACGACACCACCACTAGCTCGGACAGCTCCGCCTGGGCGGCATCAACGCACTTCTCGCCCTCGACCAGCAGCACGAAAGCCACCGGCCGAGCAGCGAGCCGGTCCAGCCCGTAGAGCGGGCGTGGTTCCGGAAAGGAAATCCACTCCCACTTGAATTCGCCACTCTCGCTGCTCTGGCACCACGTCAGCGGCAGGATCTCCTTGCCGCCGCTGGCCTTTTCGAAACGACAGGTGAAACCGAGCAACCGGCCCGCCGCATCGCGATATTCCCAGCGCATCGAATACTTGCCCCGGTAACGATGCGCCACCGGCGGCTCCGGTGCATCCTCCGGCACCGGCAGGATCGGCACCCACTCGGTTTTTGGCTTGTCCTCGACCGGCGCTGGCGAGGTCGAGGCTGGCTGCTTCACCGGGCGCGTGACTGATTCGGCTGCCGGCAGATCGCCGACATCCGCCCCCAGGGCACGACAGGCATCGTGAAACGACAAACCCTCGAACTCCTGGAGGAACTTGATCGCGTCGCCATTCTCACCGCAGCCAAAGCAGTGATAAAACTGCTTCGCCGGATTGACCTTGAACGAGGGCGTCGCCTCATTGTGAAACGGGCAGCACGCCTCGAATTCCGCGCCGCTCTTCTTCAGCGGCACGCGCGCATCGATGACCTTGACGATATCGACTGTCGCCAGCAGGGCCGCCGTATCAATCATTGGCTTAGTCATGGCATCAGCTGACGCGTGATATCTGCAGTCCGTTCGAAAGCGCCAGCCACCAGCAGCCGCGAAGTGCTGGCCGGCAACTGCGCCAGCAGCCGGTCATAGGCCATCAGCCACAGCTGCAGGGCCAGCGCGCACTGCTCGGAGCGTCGCTCGAAACCCAGATCGGCCAGCGCCAGCGCCGGCGGCTTCGGCGGGCCGACGACGCGGCGCACCCCCAGCGGCACACGCACACGCGGCACAGGAAGCACGCCGTTCTTCGCGTACAGGTCAAGGTGATACATGCTGCGCCAGTGGCCGTTCGGGCAACGCTTGCCGCTGCGCTCGTTCCAGCCCATGAACGACACCCCGCAATCCGGGCAGACATACGCCCGCCGCGGCGCGCGCCCCTTTGACTTCTCCCCGGTGACAGCCATCAGCGCTTGCCGCCCTTGCTGGCCAGCACGCCCTGCAAGCGCATCGCCGACGCCACCATCTCGGCCAGCTCGTTTTCCAGCATGCGGCGCTCGTTCGGCGTCACCCGACCGTCGCGCATCGACTCATCCACCTTGCGAAGGTAATCGCCGAACTCGGCACACAAGCCAGACAACGCATGCGCCACATCCTCATCATCCACCGCGCCAGGCTTGGGGATGCACACATAATTCAGTTCATCGGCATGGGCGAACAAAATGCGGCAATCGCCGCTCGCCTGCTCGATGCGCACCGCCTCATCGAGCATCAGATGGTTGCGGTCGCAGGTCGGCGAGACCTTATTGATCAGCACCTGCAGCTTGATGCCAGTGCGCTCGGCAACATCCCGGGCGCGATCGCGGTTGGCATGCACCAGCGCGTACGCTGCATTCTCCACTCGGCTCATGGCGTTACCTCAGAGAAAAAATGGTGACGCCACGGCGGCAGAAGGCCACCATGCAGTCACGGAATAAAAAAGCCGCCAGGGAAACCCCGGCGGCAAGGCCGGCAAGGATGCCAGCTAGGAGGAGACGAAAGGAGACCAGCCCATGACGAATAGAATTGAAGCTCTCACACATCAACCTACCGAAAGGACTGGCCATGACACTGGAAGATCGGCTGGAGCATATCGAAGACAACCTGCACGCCCTGGCCACGCAACACATCGCACTGATGGAAATATGCACGGTCATGCTCCCCTGGATAACTCTTTCACGGGGCGACATGGAGAAAATATTAACAATTGCTTACGACGCAGCCGCAAAGCGGACAGAGGAAGAGCAGCACAGCAGCGACTTCCAGGCGGACGTGCGGCACTGGCTAGATGCCCTTTCGTCCCGAATACTTTCTTTGAAGCCGGAAATCGCAAAACTGCCGGACGCTTAGCCGCCGCCAGTTTGGCAAACCGATCCCAGAAGCGCTGGTCAAGCATGCGATGCCTGCCTTTCCGGTTCGTGCGCCGTCTCACCAGCGCCGATTTCGGCCGGACAATTCGTTGCGCGCAGATAGGCCCAATCAACATCCGGGCGAAGTTCCTCGCAGCGCACGGCGCCGCTGGTGGCTTTTTCGATTTCGATGCAGCGCTCGATTGGCACCTTGCCAACCTCCCACTGACTGACGGCTCCGGACGTAACACCGAGCATTGAAGCCAGACATTTCTGGCTTCCCACGGCATCGCAGGCTTTTTTGATTGCATCCATAACCGCCAGTTTAGGCTGGCTATACCCGATATGTCAAGCCCCCCTAAACCACAATATTCAGCAGACCTTTATTCTGACGCGATGAGTATCGGTAAACGCATCAGAGTATTGCGTACGCGCAACAAACTCACCCAGGACCAGCTTGGCGAAATCTGCGATGCGACGAAGGGCGCGGTGTCGCAGTGGGAAAGCGACGCCACAATACCAGCCACGCGCAACCTTCTATTGCTGCATGAAAAGCTGGATTTTTCCCTGGATTGGCTGCTACTCGGATTGGCCGACTACACCATAAAGCAGACACACTCGCTATTCATCAATGAGCAGACGCTGGAACCCATAGACAGCGGCCTTCTCAGCACACTCTACGAACTGGCAAAACTTATCAACGACGACGGCCTTCGCGAGCTGATCGGCTTTGCGCGCTGCCTTACCGGAACACACCCAGCCGCTAAAGCAAAGCGCGCATAATTTCCATGGCGGAATGGCGGCAGAGTATTATGCAAACTTCCTTATGTTATGACAATTGAGCGAAAGGCATAGACATGGAAGCCGCCAGTAAAACTGCAGACGAAAAATATTGCCATGAGTGCGGCGCCGTGATCAGGATGAAAGCTGAGCTATGCCCAAAATGCGGCGTGCGGCAGCCACCCGTGCTAGGCGTGCTGTCTGGCATACCCGGGCAGCGCCGCTGCAACGTTTGCGGGTTTTCAGGCCACATGAAAACATGGCTGGCAAATTACAACGGGCCGCAATTTCTCGCGCTTCTGCTGCTACTTTTATGGATTCTGCCCGGCATAATATTTATCGCTTGGGGCTGGGGAAAATACAAGTGCCCGCAGTGCGGAAAGGTTGGTGAAAATGTCCCCACATAAAGCGCGGGTCGCAGCTGCGATCATAATTACAACAGTCCTCGTCGCATGCGCCGGCACGCCATTCGAGTGGAATAGCGCCAGGCAGCTACGGGCCGGCATGACCGAAGCCGAAGTCACCGAGATCATGGGGCCGCCCTATCTGGTGAAGAGCGATCCAGCAGGCCTGACGTGGGTTTGGAGCTATGCCAACAGCTTTTCAGGTGTGCGCACCCTCTCTGTGACATTGAAAGACGGCAAGGTAGTCAAAGCACCAGAAATACCGCGATCCTTCTAGTTGGCACGGTCGGAATCGGCCTTGTTCGAATAAATGTTTAGTAGCGCTTGACAGTCTTAGTTAAGCGGGACTATACTCGCCTCAGGTACTCACCCACCGGAGGCGCAAATGACCGACAAACCCCACATCAGCACCGACGAGCGTAGAGCGGCATTCAACCGCATCAAGGCGCTGCGGTTCTTTGGCTGGACCTTTGAGCGCGCCCAAGCATGGGCGCCACTGCGCATCGCACTCGAAATGTCGGCGCTGGCGAGACGGCGGCGCTATGCCCTGCCCGTCCAGCCGAGGCTGCTGTGATGCCCGCCCACTACATCCCCCTGCGCGCGCTGCGCCTCTGCTGCCGCTGGGTGGCCGAACGCGCAACGCCCCTGCAGATCCCCGTGGTCGTCAGTCGCCCGGCGCACGTCGACCACGGGTGCATCGTCCTGCTGACCCGGAGCGCGCCATGACACTCAAGACCTGCCCGCCTCTCACCATCACCGAGCGCGACATTCACTACACCACCGCATTCGGCGCCAGCGTCGACATCGAGATCGACGGCGCGCTGCGCGCCGGCATGACACTCGAGCTCGTCTATTGCGAACTGGCGGCGCGCACCCGCACCATCGCCGACCAGATCGTCGCCAACCATCTGCGCAAGGAGGCCGAGACATGCGACGGCTGATCCTCACCTGGCGCCTGTGGCGCGACCAACACCTGGCATTCACCCTGCGCCGTGCCTGGCGCACCTCACGGAGGCTTGCATCATGACCACCTGTACCGTCGTCGGAATCCTGATTGGCTGCGCCATTGCCACCACTTTGCTCGTTGCTTGGGGCTGGCGCGCCATGAATCCGTTTGAATGATGCCGCGATGAGCGAGCGCGGCGACATCATCGACCAGGCCAACGATCGCGCGGCCGAATTCGTCGGCGATCGCGAGGCCGAGATCCGCCGCGCCGCGGCCGGCATTCCCGCTGGCGAACCCGGCGACTGCGACCACTGCGGCCTGCCAAATCCCCGTCTCGTCAACGGCGCCTGCGCTCGTTGTCGCGACAAGTACCGACTGCCCTGACACCACTTACCGGAGAACCCCATGAGCACATCCTTACCCGCTGACGCGGTTGCCGTGGCCATGCTGCCAATGGGCGAGATCGTTCCCTCGCCCAGCAACCCGCGCAAACACTTTGACGACGCCTACCTCGCCGAGCTGGCCGAATCGATCAAGTCCCACGGGCTGATTCAGCCCATCACCGTGCGGCCGCTGCCGTTCGAGAACTTCCTGGAATTCAACAAGCGCCGCCCAGGCGGCCGGCCTGACCGAGATTCCCGGCTTCTGGCGCGCACTCGACGACAAGCAGGTGCTCGAAATCCAGGTCATCGAAAACCTGCAGCGCCGCGACGTGCATCCGCTTGAAGAAGCCGAAGGCTATCAGCAGCTGATGCAGCGCCACGGCTACAGCGCCGACACCATCGCCGCCAAGATCGGCAAGAGCAGGGGCTACGTCTATGCCCGCCTCAAGCTGCTCGCGCTCGGTCAACCGGCGCGCGAGGCTTTCTTCGCCAGCAACCTCGACGCCAGCACCGCGCTGCTGATCGCGCGCGTGCCGGCCTCCCTGCAGGCCAAGGCGCTGGCCTCGGTCATCACCGGCTATGACGGCGTGCCGCTGTCCTATCGCGCCGCCAAGGCCACCCTGCAACGCAATTTCACTGTCGAACTGCACGACGCCACCTGGCCACTCGACGACGCGACGCTGTGCCCGGTCGCCGGCAGCTGCAGCGCCTGCCCCAAGCGCGCCGGCAACGACCTGGTCATGACAGCCGACGGCATCGATGCAAACGTCTGCACGGATATCCCGTGCTTCGACGAAAAGAAAACCGCGCGCCGCGCCCAGCTGATTGTCTCTGCCGAGGCGAACGGCATTCAGGTCTTCACCGGCGAAGCCGCGCGCGAACTGATGCCATGGGGGCCGCGTGACATCGACCGCGGCGCCTACGTCAGCCTCGACATGGACGTGCCGGGCGATCCCGCGGACCGCACCTACCGCCAGATCCTCGGTGACGCGGCGCCCGTCGCCGCCCTGGTCGAGTCGCGCGATGGCGACATGCTCGAACTGGCCGAACCCACGGCACTGGCCCGGGCGCTGCAGCAAGCCGGTTACCAACCCGACCCGCAGCCAGAGACTGCTGCAGATCAAGCCAGCGCCGAAAAAGCCGCGGCGCGATCGCAGCGGCAAGCCGAGGCCGCTGCCCGCGAAGCCGCGGCCGAAGCCGAAGGTGAGCGGCGCAAGGCCCTGGCCGACACGCTGTTTGCGCGCGCGCGCACCCTCTACGATGAGGGCGATCTGAATGCCGACCACGTGCTCAACCTGCTGGCCGTGGCCAGCATGCGCATGGACTGCAGCTACAACGGCAAGCCCGACGCACCGCGCCTTAAGCAGTTTGGCGTAACCCTGCCCGAGGAGACCTGCGACGACGACAACGGCACCACCATCATGGAAGCCACCGCCGCCGCCATGCGCCAGTGGTCGCCCGGTACCGCGCTCGCCTACCTGCTCGACGGCCTGACCGCCGAAGAACGGCATGTCAATCGCTGGAATTACGACGCCGCCGAAGACCGCCCCTTCATCCTCGACGATCTGGCCGTCTTCCTGACGGCCGCCGACCCCACGCAAGCTGCGCAAGCGCACGGAGAAGGGGGCGCGAACCCGGCTGCACCGGCGAAACCGAAAGGCAAGAAAACGGCCGCGGCGAAGGACAAAGCCAAGACCGCTCCAGCGCCGACTGCGTCGGCGAACAAACCGGCTGCGCCGGTTAAACCCCTGGGCGACTGGCCGTTCCCGACGACGAACGAATTCTCCCGGGAAGCGACGACATGAACACAGACAAGCCTGCATGCGCATGGCAATGCGACGAATGCCTCACCGTGCACGACGATGAAGACGAAGCATATGAATGTTGCCGGCCGCAAGTCATTGAAGGTCATCTCTGCCCGATCTGCGATGGCTTTCACCAACTGAAACAAGACGCGATTGACTGCTGTGACTTTAATCCTGACGACTTCCCACCAAGGCCCCATGCGTTCGAGCTCGAAGCCGCTGGTCAAGAACGCTTGTTTCCATAATTTCAACTGAAAGGATAACCATGCTCCTCACCGGAATAGCGCGCCTCGGCCGCGACTGCGAACTGCGCTACCTGCCCGACGGCACCGCCGTCGCCAATCTGGCCCTGGCCTTCAACTACGGCGCCAAGGCCGCCGACGGCAAGCGCCCGACGCAATGGCTCGACGGCGCCATCTTTGGCAAGCGCGCCGAGGCCCTCAAGCCGCACCTGCTCAAGGGCACCGCGCTCGGCGTCACGCTGTCCGACCCGCACATCGAAACCTTTGCGCGCAAGGACGGCACGCGCGGCGAGAAACTCGTCGGCCGCATCATCGACCTGGAATTCGCCGGAGGCGCAGCCCAGCCCGCCCAGCCCACGAACACGACGGCCCCCGCCGCTGCACCAGCTGCCTCGCCCAGTGCGCCAGCAGCAGGTGGGTTCAATGACTTTGAAGACGACGTGCCCTTCTAGGATGTGGCCCGACCTCATCAACGGCAGCTTCGAGCTCGTCGGCGCCTACTTCACCTGGCGCAACTGGCTGCAGCTGCGCCGCGATCGCCACCTCGCCGGGGTCTATTGGCCGACCACGGCATTCTTCTCCGCCTGGGGCCTGTGGAATCTCGTCTACTACCCGGCGCTCGATCAATGGGCCAGCTTCGCCGGCGGCGTGCTGCTCGTCTCCGGCAACGTGGCTTGGGTAGTGCTGGCTGTGCGGTTGCGTATCAACGACACGCTCAATGCGCCAGATGGGAGCGGAAAGGATTGATATGCCTGACACCGATGACGCTTATAGGCTCGGCGCTGCCGCATACAAGAACGACAGAACACTATCTGAAAACCCGTTTGATTCTGGTGATTCTAGGTTTGATGAATGGGAAGACGGCTGGAGTGAAGCGCTTGATGCGGAGTTGCTCAACGCCGGAGTTCAGGCCGCGCCGCTTCGCGGCGTCGCGCCTGGAACGGATAGTTAGCCGGAACGCCCGGCAGAGAGGATTGATGATGGCTGTAGTAATCCAACTGACGCAAGAGCAATGGGAGGCGCTGACGATTGAGCGCGCAAAGCTCGGCGAAATGGA